CCTTTATCTTGCATACGCTTAACGAAGTCGTCATGTTCAGCTTGTGCTTCGGAGGTGCCTTTTGCACCAAATGAGATGATTGGCAGCAAATCTTCGGTACTTGCGAACATTTTCTTTTCGATCACTTCACGGAGCTTTTCGTAACTTGTCCATCTTGGCCGTACGCCATCGTTGTTTGCGGCTGCACGGATCACAAAGTTCACTACTTCGTTACGGAAGTCTTTTGCGTTACTGATACCGGCTGGTTTCTCGATCTTTTCCAACTCATGGTCAAGAATTTGGATATCGAACAAGTTACCCGTGTCGGGGTCTTTGAAATCGATGTCCTGAATCCAGTGATCGGCATAATCGAGATAACGGTTGAACAAGTTCTGTCCATAATCGTCATATGATTCGAGGTACGCTTTCTGGATTTCGTTTCCGATAAATTCGGCATATCGAACCGATAGGCTCGTCTTGATGTGATTGAGGTATTCCTGCTCTTTGTCCTTGTGGAACTGTTCACGTTTGATGCTGTCTTCAAGAACATACATCAAGTGGACCGGATCAGCAGCAACTTCATCATTATCAAAGTTGAATGTTTTTGACAACACCTTGAAAGCGAAACGAGTACTGATGCCATTCATTCCTTCATCAACACCGCCGATGTCACGGTATTCCTGAACGGATTTCGCTTTTGGATCGGTGTCTTTGATGTTGTCGCCGTTATATACGCGCATTTTGGAATACGGAGAACTGTTCTCATGTTCTTTCAAACGTGTAAGAGTACTGAACTGTGCCAGCATACGTAAGGTCTCAGGTGCGCATTTTGCCTCACCTAAACCAGACGATTCCAGCATCTTATCGTAAATGCTGATCTCTTCATCGAAGCGCAAGCAGTATGGAACCTTCACGACACAAATACGGTCGATAAATGCTTCATTGTTCTTGTTGTTCTTGAAGGATTGCCATTCAGCTTCGTTACTGTGGGCCAATACAACACCATTGAACGGAATGGCTGTGATGCCCTCGGTTCCGATGTAATTGCCTTCCTGTGTGGCTGTAAGCAGAGGATGCAGTACTTTAATCGGTGCCTTGAACATTTCCACGAATTCCATGATGCCTTGGTTGGCACGACATAGTGCGCCACTGAATGCATAAGCATCCGGATCACTTTGTGAGAAGTGTTCGAGCATTCTGATATCGGTTTTTCCGACCAATGAACTGATGTCTTGGTTGTTATCGTCACCCGGCTCGGTTTTACATACACCAATTTGCTCTAGGCGGGATGGGTATATTTTAGCGATCTGGAACTTACTGATGTCACCATCGAATTCCTTCATGCGTTTCACTGCCCATGGACTCATCAGGCCGGTAACGTAACGCTTGTCTATTTTGTAATCCTTTTGGATTTGCGTTGCGTACTTCTCTGGATCAAACACACCTAATGGGGATTCGAATACAGGGCTAATGTTGCCTTCGCCATCTGCTAAACAGTAAATTGGGTGATCTTCGATCAATGCCTTGATACGCTCGGCCAATGATGACTTACCACCACCAACTGGACCCAAGAGGTACAAAATCTGTTTACGCTCTTCTAGGCCCTGTGCAGCATGCTTGAAGTACCCTACGATGCGTTCAATGGTGTCTTCCATACCATAGAAGTCTTTGAATGCTGGATATATTTTGAGGGTTCTGTTAAGGAATATACGGCTTAGTCGGGGGTCTTTGCTAGTGTCAACTAGTTCTGGTTCACCGATTGCTTTTACCATACGCTCTGCCGCACTGGCGTAGGTAAGTGGGTCTTTCTTGCATTGTTTTAGATAATCTTCGAAACTTAAATATTCAACCTGTGACTTTTTTTGATCTTCTTTGAACTTATCGAAAATGTTCATGTATTACTCCCAATATTACTACTGGTATTTACCCTTTTGGGAGCAACAATTTCCTTTTTATTTGTCCATGCCGTTTATATAATCATCGAACAGCATCCAGTTGTCTGGCATCGTCATCATGCTGGAGAACTTCAACATGAACACATTATCCAAGTTATCAGGGATGTCGAAATGAACGACTGTATCTGTTGCAAGATTTGTCAGATTGCTGTCGATCAGAACGATTGGTTCATCAATTTTGATTGGATTACTTACATCAACACCACACGCCATTAGATAATCAATGACTGGTCCACTTCCGTGGATCGCCATATTTTCGTCGGCGTTGTTAGCACCGTCGTGATCAATGAAATGTAGTTTGAATTTAGACATCTTCGTCCATCTTTGTGAATGTGGCTGCGACCTTGTTTGCAACGTCTTCTCCGTACTCTGACGAAATCATTGGTACGATTTCATCACGGGTTAGACCGTCGCGCATCATGTCGAATGCCGTTTCTTCGGCATCCAACACTATGTTTTTTACGTTGCTCATACCATGTTGCTTTCTTCGAGGACTGTGATCCGCTCGTCGTACTCCATGAAAGATGTTTCCATGGGTGCCCAAATCTCGGTACGGGCGTTCTTTTCGAAAACCGAGTCGTCGGTGACTGCGATCAAGTATGCAGCGTAACCGGGTCCACCGGCCAGTACATCACGGTGTACTTCGGTGATGAAACCATCTACAAAGCTGTCGGGACGATCTGACATCGGCTTGAAGTCAAATGCACGAACTTTGGTTCCAACTTCAAGACCTTCGAATTTCAATTTGCGGTTCAACATGTTTTCGCTCCTGTTTGGTTGTTTCTTTCTACTATTAAAGAATACCACGTATCCACGGGGCGTCAAGCTTTTTGGGAAGTTTATTCTTGAGTTTCTTCTTCCATATCATAGTTTGTTGAGTTTTCAATTTCTTTGAGTATATTGGCCAGCGACTTGGCCGCACTGAGGCACGACCATCCCCACCCTGCTGTTAAGAGAGCACCTATAGCAAGGACGGTTGAGTCACCATTGATAATAGCCATCGAGAACACGCTGAATCCTAACATTAAGAACAATCCAGAAATTAGTACTTGTTTCAATAGTGCAGTCATTTTATTCTCCTGTTAAAAGTTGATATCTACCCAAGACAACTTGCCGCCTTTGCCAGCGCCGGTGTCTACCATTACTAAATTGCCGCCGCCAGCATATGATCGTGTTTCGATCTCTGGTCGAGCATCATGCCCAATGTATACCGTGTGGCCGCGTGGGATTTGAGCAATCCACTCATATGAACGTACCGCATAGCCGTCGGGGGTAACTTCTTTAGTGGTTTTACCAAACAATGCCCTAGAAGCGAGGTTTTTGGATGTTTTTTTCTCTCTCCACGGAATTGACCGTGCATTCATGGTGGCAGCATATCCGCCATGTACAAAGGTGCGATCCCCAAGAGTTATCCACATTGGCCAAGATGGCATTTCTTTATGCCATTCAGCACCAATATCATCACCACTTGGGTGATCAGCTAGATCACGAATAGTAGTTTCAATTCCATGAGTGATGTTGACATCGTTTCCGTTCAGGTAACGCCATGTTTTGTCATCGTGGTTTCCGACAATCGCGATCATTTTGTGATCGTCAACCAAATCCAATACCAGTTCCATGACTTGTGCCGAATCTTCTCCACGATCAACATAATCACCAAGGCCGATGATCAACTTGTTGTCAATGAGTGCGCCATCCACCGCGTTCTCGAAAGCAGTGATTTCGCCGTGCACATCTCCGATTACGCGCATACCATTGAAGGTATCTTGCACGTACTCCCATGTGTCTTTAAGGTCAATGTAATCTATCATGCTGCTACATTACCATGTTTATAGATATTGTCAAGCTATTTCCAGTTATCGAGAATTACCTTGTCAGTGAGATCGTGTGGATCGGGCTTGCCATGGAATACAATAACGCTACATTCCTTTGGCGGGTTCAGTCCTGTTCCGTATGTATGATACATGTCCGGAGTGAATGGCATTGGTCCCATGTGCTTCAATCCGCCGTGGTTTAATTCCCACTTGTAACTCAATGCCCATTCGCGTGGCCACCACACTCTGTCGTCACCAAGATGATCGGTGATCCAGTCTTGGTCGCCGTGGAGATGCATTACGTTTCTGTTGCATTCATCCGTCCATTTTGCATACATATCAAAATGATCTTGTACTTTCCAACGCATGATGCTTGAGTTGCATTTATTATACGTAGGATTACCTTGGCGGTTGAAATCTTGCAGGATGCAAAAGTTGGATCGTTGATGCTCGATGAATGGTAACAGCTTGCTTATGATTACCACATCGAGATCAAAATACAGAGTGGTATCATACTTCCATTCGTTTGACATACTGAACAGTTGCATCTTATGCCACCATAATCTCATATGTGGGCTTGGTAACTTAGCCAACTTGTGTATTTTAATTGGACGCTTTGCCATAATTCCAGAATCGAATCCAGAGAAGTCTACCTCGTTGTCGGTAAAGATATTGAAGTTCCACGCAAATGATCTCGAATTCCGATGAACCATATGGTACAGTTTATACACGTATTCTATCGGGTAGGCACCACCCGCCCACACACACGCGATGTTGATGCCCTTCTTTTGTCTGGCGGCTTCTTTATTCAATGCACGTTCTGTTTTGTGCAGCTTGGATTCGTCTTTATGTTTGGCCACCCACTGATTCCCTCACGATGTCTTCGGTTAATCCTTCGGGATAATAAATTTCAAACGCCACGACATCAGTATGGGCCACGAATCGATGATACTCACCCGGTGTTACCGTAGTGAAATCTCCATCCATAAGTTTGGTGGTATCCGTGAGGTCGTAGTTGTTCTTTCGTACTTCAATGTCAAGTTCGCCCGATACCACGTAGAAGGCATTCCATTTGTGTTCATGCTTATGCATCGAACATTGTGTTCCTTGATTTATGTCAATTCTATGGAACTCAACGAACGAATTCTGTAATAAACATTCTGTTTTCCCCCAAATCTTGCCTTGTTTCATTTTGTTGATACTCCTTGTTGATAAATATTTATCAACACGTATATAACTAGGAAACAATAATGCAGCCAATGGATTCAGTATTTTTTGATAGATTAGAACACGCCAAAGACGCCGATAGAGTAGTGTTTATCGGATACGATCCACTTGAAGATGCTGCAGCAAAGATGCTTGCGAACAGTATTCGCCAAAACACACGAGAAGACATTAAAATCATTCCAATCATTCGGGACGAGCTTTTAGCTTACAGCCGGTTCATGCGGCCAATTGATCCGAACGGGTCAACTCAATTCAGCATTACACGCTTCTTGGTACCGTTCCTGATGAACTACAGCGGAACTGGCATCTTCTTTGATTGCGATATGCTAATAACCCGTGATATCAAGGAAATGTTCGATTTAGCTGATCCGAGCTTTGCTGTGCAAGTTCCGAAACATGATTACGTGCCGAAGACACCCGACAAGATGGGCGGCTTGCCGCAAACCTCATACCCGAAGAAACAATGGTCCGCAGTTGTGATTTACAATTGCGCACACGAAAGCAACAAAGCATTGACACCAAAAGTGGTCACGAATGCTGAACCAAAATTCTTGCATAGATTCGAATGGCTCAAAGAAGAAGAGATCGGTGGTATTCCACTGGAGTATAATTTCTTGGTGGGCGAAGAAGATATGCCAGATACCCTACCATTCAATATCCATCATACGCTTGGTGCTCCCATTTTCAGGGATTGCCAACAAGTAGATTACGCGGATCATTGGAAGGCAGAATTCAATAGCACCTTTGGACGTGCGTTCAAGGATACCGACATCATTAACTAGGAGTTACCATGGGAATTACAGACAGAATTGACGCCATTACAGGATTAACAGAAGAATACGGAGTTCCTGCCCCGCCAGCACCGAAGAGTGTGAAGATTGAGATTACAGGACGCTGCAACTTCGCATGTTCGTTTTGTGCACACAACAATCGTCTACGTACAGTCAATGAAATGAAACAAGAGGATTTCAAGCGTATCGTTAAAGAGATGCGTGAAGCTGGAGTTGAAGAGCTTGGTGTATTTTATCTCGGTGAATCATTTTTATGCAAATGGCTACCAGAAGCTATTCGATACGCAAAAGAAGATTGTGGATATCCTTATGTGTTCTTGACCACCAATGGATCATTGAGCACACCAGAGAAAGTGAAGGAATGCATGGAAGCTGGATTGGACTCATTGAAGTTCAGCCTGAACTATGCGGACGAAGAACAGTTCAAAGAGATCGCACAAGTAAAGGGTTCATTGTTCAGTAAGATTGCCGAGAACGTGAAAGCTGCCCATGCTGTCCGCGAAGAGGGCGGTTACGAATGTGGTTTATACGGATCATACATCGCATACGATGGTGAGCAGGGCGAACGTATCAATGAATACATCGCTGATCTTGAGCCATACGTAGACGAACTGTACGCATTGCCGCTGTACAATCAAGCTGCTTTAATTGAAAACGATGAATGGGAATTCGTACAAGGTAATCGCGGACGCTTGGATGCGTTACGTGATCCTCTACCTTGTTGGAGTATTTTCACAGAAGGCCACATCAGCTTTGATGGTCGCCTGAGTGCTTGTTGTTTTGATCATGACAATCGTTTCAACATGGGCGACCTAAATGAGATTTCATTCATGGACGCTTGGCATTCAGAGAAGTTTCAAGAACTTCGTGCCGCACATCTGAAACTAGATGTAAGCGGCACTATCTGTGAGAAGTGTGTGATTTATTAGAGGTTTGCCATAATCGTTGCGGCATACTCTACCATTTCGTCATTCATGGCGCTATCGCCATTTTCATCGACCAAACTAAGGTCTTCGATTGACATGCCGTATTCTTCGGCAGCTTCGAGCATGCCTTCGATATTGCAATGAAGGTCGTCAAGGTCACTCGACATAATCGTCTGAGCATCGCCATCGATATTCGCTGAAAGTGTGTACATTCTTGGTATCTCCCTGTTGGTTATGATGGGACAATACCATATTTTGTTGACCTGTCAAGAGATTTTTGTAAAAATTCGTACGCCATGCCCGATTTTATTTCAGATGGGGTATACTGATAATGACATAACGTGTTCAACCACGGCTGTCGATCAGGATATCGTGGTGCTTCAATGCCACTCAAATTAGTTAACCCTACCGGCGCGGTAGGGGCATCGTCGTGAGAAAACACCGGCACACCCGCCACCACTGCCTGAACTGCAGCGATACTCATACCGGTGACAACAGCGTGACAATTTTTCAGATCATCTTCCAGTGGGATAGTTGCGGCGTCCGGACCTGAAGTTCCGTTTCCTCTTGGTTTGTATCTAACATGAATTGGTCGATCAGTATGTGTGCTGAGTGTTGCCATGGTTCTGAGAATCCAATCTCCTACCCCATATCCATATACGTGTCGTGTCATCGTCTCAGATGATGGGCATAGTAATATATGATCTCCGTTTGTTTTCCAGTCCTGTAGCTCTATTCCGTGAGCTTTCCATCTATCGTCTGGCAATCTACTGTCTTGGTGATTTACGTGCAAGGCATTTGGGATCATTCGCCAATAGCATTCGGCATCTGGGTTGGTGGCGGAATATCTACCGAAGTATGGCATGTCAGTGAAGTACACATGACAAGTAGGAGCACTACTAAATATTGAGTGAGTTTCGAGTGCTCGTCTATATATTGATTCATTTTGACCAACAAACCCCCACATCATGCAGGTTCCGTGATAACGAACTGCTGATGTGTTTGAGATAACGTTAATGTCGGATTCTGGCCAGCCACCATTCATGACGGGATCGAATACCTGCCAGCATTTTGATTCTGGTTTGTTGTCGGGTGCGTATATAATAAGTGACATCATTCGTATTTATAAATATGGTATCATGATTTTAGATTTCACAAACATCACAGTTGCCGCCATCAAGGCTGATGGCGTTGAGATACAAGGTAGATCGAGATATTACGATTACGTAATGGCTCACACAGGGCCGGGACAATTCTTGGAATTCGGGGTTCATCGGTGTAAATCCATCAACATGATGGCGAAGCATGATCCCAAGAGAAACTTCACAGGTTTTGACTCATTCGAAGGATTGCCAGAAGATTGGGTTCAGAATCCCGACGCATCATATATAAGACACCCGAAAGGTTCTTTTGCGCTGGATGAAGGCGAAGAAATGCCCCACACCGAACCAAACGTTTCCTTGGTAAAAGGATGGTTCGAAGATTCGTTGCCAGTGTGGTTGACTACCCCAGAGGCAGTAGAGCGTATTGGAATTTTACACATCGACTGTGATTTATATAGTAGCACCAAAACCGTGTTAGATTTGATGAACGACAAAATTGAACCCGGCATGTTTTTGATGTTTGATGAGTTGTTCTCGGAACCACCAAAAGACGTGGCAAGCGAGAAGCACTATTTCACATGGGAAGAGCACGAATGGAAAGCATTGAAAGAGTGGATGGAAACATATAACCGAACACTTAAAACAATCTGCGTAACTGGACGAACAAAGAAGGTTACGTTCGAGGTGATTACATGATAGCGTATCAGCAATTAACCACACACGGAGACGAAGTACTCAAGAGTTTTATGACAGGGTGTGACGGTGAGTTCAAGCCGATGTCGTATTTCCTGATGAATGGATTACCAAAAGAGCCTGTGGTTATTTGGGGCATTCTACGTGGATCAAGTTTGATTCTACAAGCATGTATGGACCAAGGACATGAGTATTATTACGGCGACAACTGCTACCTTGGCAATAAGCGAGATTATTTCCGTATCACCAAAAACAATCTACAAACCACCGAACTGAATGATTACCCAGATGACAGATTACGTGAATTCGATATCACCGTAAAAGATTGGACACGATCTGGCAGTCACATTTTGATATGTCCACCCACTCAGGGATTCCGTATATTCTTTAACATCCATGAATGGACTGAACAAACAATTCAAACTCTTAGAAAACATACGGATCGTCCTATTATTGTTCGGGAGAAACCTGCCGAGATGGCAATTCTGGACAGTGCTGGATATCTTACACCGGATGTGCATGGGACCACATTGTTAAAACGATCACGGAAGATCAAGAATCGGGTTCCATTGAGCGAAGATTTAAAAGACTGCTGGGCGGTCGTGACACACCAAAGCAATGTTGCTGGGGATGCAGTGATGAATGGTGTTCCTGCGTTTGTGTCGGAACACTCTGCTGCGTTCACGCTGGGTAATACAAAATTGTCGAACATCGAGAAGCCGCATTATAGTGATGACGTTGAGAAATGGTTTCGGCACTTGTCGTATAACCAATTCAATTTAGATGAGATGAAATCGGGATTTGCTTGGGAAATATTAAATGGGGTTCGGTGACGTACATTTGTCACCATGAAATGCCGCAAAGATATTTACTGGTAAGTCTTTTTGACATATTACACAGCACACTCTATTCGCTTTTCTTCCAGTATTTGCTCTTCGTATCTTATCTTTATTCTCGTCGGAAACGGTTCTTCCAAAATTTGGATTATCCGAACCATACCTCGATTTTCCCATTCTACCTCGGCTTTCATTAGTATGGCGTTTTCCATAAAAACTATTGCGGTCTCCAGAACGATTGATGCTCATTGTGTTTTTGGTTTTAGTTGAATGGCCAAAACACACTCGTTGTCGAAATAGTTCGTACATATACGGAGATGTTATGCGATTGGTACCAATGTTAGACATTTTCATTCTGTGTAGGGCGAATGACATTTTAGACTTATTCTCACCTTCCAGCATTTTTATCAGCAATAAATGACATACAAAATGTTCTTTGAATGTTAGATATACCCCATTCCATTTATGCTTTGTTAAATTGGCACACGATGGGTATAACGCTTTGGGTAAAATATGGTGGAGTTCTGTTTTATTTCGTGGCAATGGTTTTCTTGATTTGGCGCGTTCTATTATGTTACAATAGATTCTCGTGTATTTATTGATGATAAATATGTTCATGCTGGTGTCCTCCAAGACATTAGAGTAGGCGGAACTACAGATCGCGGCCTACATTGTATTTATACTGTTATAAGGAAAGACTATCGGAATGGGTGATGATATAATGTTGACGGCCAAACTGGCACGTTTGCAACAAGAATATCCGCATATGAATATAGTACCGGCGGGTGGGTTGAAAAAACTTGATGTGTCGGCAGCGTATAGTAACAATCCAATATTTGATCACGATCCAGCCAAAGACACGATGTATTATGAGGTGAAGCCACGGCCATACATAAAATATTTCGGGGAAAATAGTTCAGGAACGTATACGGCATTCAATGATCAACATCTGGTACCGGGACACATATACCTAACCGATGATGAAATCGAACGCGCCAAGCAGGTAGCACCGGCTGCCGATTTTATTTACATCGAACCCAATTACAAAAAACCCGGCATATACTCGGATAATAAACAATGGAGTGCGAAAAAATGGCAAAGCGTTGTTGACGCATTTCCGGATAGCAACTTCGTGCAATGCGGTAATGGTAAATCGGACGATTCAGTAGTGTTGGATAATGTGACTATGATCTATACTAAAAGAGTGCGAGAGGCATTTGCTGTTTTATCATTAGCATCAATGTTCATAGGGTACGAGGGCGGAATGCATCATGCGGCTGCTGCGCTGGGCAAGGGCGGTGTGGTATTGTTCGGTGGAGTGAGTTCTCCCAGTGCCACTGGTTATGATCTTCATATCAATGTATATGGCGAACATCCAGAATCGCCATGCGGTCGTCATTATGAATGTTCACATTGCAAAGAGGTAATGAAATCCCTCACGGCGGATCAGGTTATTCGAGAAGTCAAAGAGTTGATACAATCGGAATAGGTGATGACATAATGCTGACTGCGAAGCTGAAGCGATTGAAACTGGAAAACCCCGCCCTAGACATCGTTCCGGTTAATGGATCAACAGTGAAGTGGTCTTCTGTGTATGACAATAACCCAAATGTGAGTAACGCGATCACACCGTCTTGTATTATGGTTCAGATTAGACCGAGGCCGTATACCACTGGGAAAGGGCAAAATGACAAAGGTAGTTATTCCAAACTGGTCCCATTGAATCCAAAGCCGGGAGAGCTATATCCCACTGGCGATGAGATGATAAAAGCACGTGGATTGGTACCGGACAAGTTTGTCACCATTGAACCAAACCTGAAAGATCGGTCTGTCTACAGTGTCAACAAAGAATGGGGATTTCATAATTATCAGGCTGTGGTAGATGCTTTCCCAGATATTTGTTTTGTCCAATGTGGGCTGGCGCACACCCCGACACTTAAAGGCGTTGTGCGGATCAACACCGGTCATATAAGAGAGGCATTTGCGGTGATGTCATTGGCCAAGTTTCACGTCGGTGTTGAGGGAGGAACAATACATGCCGCAACCGCATTAGGTAAACAATCAGTCGCGATATTTGGCGGGTTATCGGCACCCAACGTCACTGGGTACGAGACCAACATAAATTTTTACACAGAGCATGAATTATCTCCGTGTGGTAGCCATTATGAATGCGATCATTGTAAATGGTGCATGGATCAAATAAAAGTCCACGATGTAATCGAGGCGGTAAATACACTAAAGGAAAAACATTATGACGAATAGATATGACAAAATCATCGACATTATCAATGAGCACAAGCCAAAGACATTGGTTGAAGTCGGTACTTGGAACGGCGAACGCGCCCTCAAGATGATCAAGGCAGCGTTGAACCATCATGAAACTGTTCACTACACGGGCTATGATCTGTTCAGCGTGGATGATATCGAGGTACACAAGCGTGAATTCAATTGGCTGGAGGGCAGCAAAAAGGTCAATGGACTGGTCAAGCCGCCATCGACAGTTGAGCGCATTAATGAGAAGTTTTTACAAGCAAGTGGCACAATGAAGTTCACCTTTGAATTAATCATGGGAGATACGCGAGAAACGCTGACAGACCGCTCAGACGATTTCGTGTTCCTCGACGGTGGCCACAGCGTAGAAACCATCCGCAGCGATTACAGCCACCTCGTCGGGTGCAAGGTTGTCGTGTTGGATGACTACTACATGAATTACCCAGACACTGATGTTTTCGGGTGTAATCAAGTCGTTGATAATCTGAAAGACGTTGAAGTTATCATTCATCCGCATGGCGACGAGTTTGCTCATCTCAAGGGTGGAGCTATTCATATTGTTGAAGTCATTCACTAATGATCAAATTTAAGCACCAAACAGTTCCCAAATTTATCACTGAGGGATTTCACTCTCAGTATGCATTCCCGTATGCTACCAAGCTATGTAATGGAATAGGATTGGATATCGGATGCAGTCAACGAGAATGGGCGTTGCCGGGCAGTGTGCCTATCGATATCAAGTTGGATGACGAGTACGATGCATATAATTTACCAGAAGTCGATAGCGGGTTTGATTACATTTTCAGTTCACACTGCTTGGAACATTTGCCTGACTATCAGGCGACATTGGCAGGATGGGTAAGCAAGATCAAAAAGGGTGGCACTATCTTTCTGTACCTTCCCCATCCAGATTGTCTGTATTGGCAACCCAATGAAATGCCGACTAAACTTCATTTGCACACACTGACCCCCATGATAATGACTGAACTGTTTAAAGAGTTGGGTGTTCAGAATGTTTTTTGTAGTGAACGGGACTTAGCGTACAGCTTCGCTATTTATGGTACCATCTAATGGACGTGGATATCATCACGAACTCTACTGGGCCTAAAAAATTCATCACCAATGAATTGCTTAGACGGTTTGCAGAAGGCATCAAAGCTTCGGGCGATACCCCACATATGGTAAGTAGCAATCTTTCAAAATCAAAAATAGCAGTGATCTTCGGCGGTTCTCGTGAAGATGATGTTGATAATCCTCGACGCATTTTGATGAACATGCACGGCAAAAGCAAGCAGATCATTTGCTTGGATGGTGGTTTTTTTCGGGGAACGCTCGATGTTATTCCAGACACTAATGTTCATTATAGAGTTGCACTTGGAAACCCTACGGCTACGGGGGAATTTTTGGGTCAAATCGCCGATTCCAGTAGATGGGATGCGTTCTCCAGTACCTTTGATATCAAGCTCAAGCCGTGGCGAGATGGTTCTCCGAAACAACACATTGTCGTATGCACTCAGAGCAAAGGGTGGTCAATGAACAGCGTGGATTCGGTTGAACTGAGTAAGCAATGGATAAGAGAAATTCGCGAACACACCAATCGCAGAATTATTGTTCGGCCACATCCCGGTGTGTTCACCAAATATGTCTTACAAAAGGGCAAGCTGGGCATGCCAGAATCATACGAAGAATTGTTGTCGCTATTGCCCGATGAGTACGATTACAGCGAATTCAAAAATGTGCGGGTGTCCATAGATTTCTCCAAAGGAGATTCAATCTTCAAAGACTTGGAGAATGCGTGGGCCGTGGTAACTTATAACTCATCGGCATGCACTGACACTATTGCGGCGGGTATTCCCACCTTTATGTTATCGCCAATCAAAACATTCGGGGATGGGGTATGTGATACCGATTTATCAAAAATCGAACAGCCAGCGTTTTATGAGCGTGAGCAATGGGCACACGATTTGTGCAACATGATGTATAATCTCAATGAGTTTTCAAGCGGCGTTCCTTGGCGGAAATTCAAACAGTATTTGTCATCACAATAGTATGAGTTTTCCAATGCGATACCACATGGTCGGTATCGTGAAATAAATTAATGAATTCGGCCTCAGTCATTGAATGTTGCCAGCCGTGTTTGGCACGGTCCACCGCAGGGTTGTGTGTTGTGCTGGCATACGAACAGATCAATGAATTTCCCCATGTTGATATTTGATTGACGAATGACCGACAATCTACTATGTATTCTAGTACCCCGCTACATACAACAACGTCATATGTGGCCGGTAATTCGGGGATAATATTATTGTTGAAATCGGCATGGATGGTTTCGGGAATCATTGTTATGATATCAACCGCAGTGTACTCACATGATGGAAGATGTAATCGGAGAGTCTGCGATCCTGCCCCAATATCCAACACAGTCGAATGATCTGGTATTAGATTTGCAATGAATGTATTTCTCTCATCCCACACCGGCACGGTTCCGGGTAGTTTTTTCCATCTATGTAGCTCACTGTTCGGATCAGGCATTGATTATCTCCCTGACCTCATTCGAAAATTTAATATTTGCATCTCGGCATTCTTCCAACGCATCTGGATACGTGTGTGCTTTGATGATTGCATCTTTCCATTCACTCGGATGTGCTAACATTGGAGCGTGTCGCATTGCACAAAACTTAGAGGACCATGGCATTGCGATAACCTTTCGCCCAAGCATGGATGCCCAATATGCACCATGATACGAATTGGTGATGACGGTTTCGCCGGAACCCAAGAATTCTATGATCTCCGCTAGGTTGTTATGTTCATTGGTCAAGGTCGGGAACTCCGACAAATACATGGGAATTCGTCGGTGCTCATACACCACGATATCGTGATTGATTTCATAATTGCGGTCTAATCCAGAATACATACAACTAACACAAGGAACCCAACGGTGGCCTTTATCATAATCCCGAAGGCCGTACAACTTGAAACGATCAAATGATGGGTAAGTGAATTCATCGTCCCATTTGGTTTGCCCTCGTTTATCCCCTTCATTATGCCCTATACCCCATCCAATATAAGTTCTATTTGTTTGCATAAGTTCGAACATTTGCCTTGGTATTTCGTGGATTTTTTCGGCATTTTTACCTCGCGGCGGGATCAACATTCCGCCACCACCAAATACAACAGTATCTGATATCTGATCGAAAGTTCCTCCTATGTCGCCTATGGTGAATAGCTTCTTTGGTCCCAAATCAAAATACGTGTGGGGTGAGCAATTCCAATCACCAACGTTGTTTTCGTCCATTCTATATACATAGCTTATCATAATGATTCCTTATATGGTTCCATGCTTCCCCCGACGCCATCTCAGGAATCGACCATTGTACGTAGCTCAGATCGTTCAGCCATTGTGCCCTATCCGGTTTTGGAGGGTTTGTCACCGTCGATATATCATGCGATAAGTCATACACAAAGCTTCCGCTGTTGCATCCTATGGTGGGCACACCGGCCAATAATGAGTCTACCGACATACCAGACACGTATGCAACCGAACACCAGCATTTCTCCAAGTGTTGTTTTAACGGCACATTCACATCTTCTATATACACGTTGTTGTTGGTCGCTATTGATTTATCTATGTGCTTGAAGTTATACCGGTCCCGTAGTGGATGAGGTCGAATAACGATGTCCATATCACTATGATGTCGAATTTCATTAACTGCTTGTGCGGCCCATTTTGTAATATTGGCTCCGCGCAATGATGAATCATTCGGCAACTGGAGCACCACTGATATGTATTCTCCAGTTGTTCGCCATGGGAGAACGTTCAAGTTCATTGCCGATTTAATTTTTTCCCATCGGTCACTAGGTTTGTTCTTCCAATCGAAGCAGTGCTCATCTGGCAAAATTCCGTTCAAACCCACGCGAAAATACGGAAATGTGGTGTCTAGCGATCTTCCCAACAATGGCGACTCTATGTAAACGATAGGGATATTGTTATCGATTAATTCTTGTTTCAATACATGATGTGGCTGTGTTCTATTGGGCTTAAACGAACCCATGACTATAGCAATGTCACACGGGACCAACGTTGGTGACGACGTGATAAAACAATTAACGTCAGTTTTCATCCCTTTGTAAAATTGCTCAAGTACATATTGAAAATGATCATTTTCCATCGAAGTGACGGTGAAGACGCCCACTTTCACAATGGCTTCCTGAACACAACATGCAGGTTTTTAGGAGCGGATTTTATGCTTGTGTAATCTACATATCCCATTCGCGTTACTGTATTTTTTAATAGTTCTAAATCATATCCGCTTTTATGGAAATCCCAATCGCCGCGTTGGCCACCCCAAAATCCCTTGATTGCTTCTGACTCATAGGTGGAAGGCGATGCCCCTGATCGTTTCACTTCTGTCGTTTGTCTATCGATATGCAACCATTGTTCTATATGATGCAGCATATTTGGTACGATCATTTCGACCATTCCGCCCGGTTTTAATACGGACAGCCACGACTGCAGGGTGATATCTCCTTGATGGAAGGTCAAGTGTTCAAAGAAGTGGCGGCTGTATATTTCATCCACGGTTTGTGCATCAACATGTTGGTGAATATCCCATGCATCACATACGTATTTGACTGTCGGTAGAGCGCGAACATCCACGCCATCAAACTCAGGTTTTCGTGGGTCTTCGCCGCATCCAAATTCTAATCCTATGATCATGTTTTTTCCGTCATAAATACCTTGTATTTAGGAGAGCCATATGAAGATAGCTACGTTTCCGAACAGTGTGGCATTGAATGGCAAAGAGGTTCTGGACGCTTTCACAACTTCTTTAATCAATGATAACCACGAGATTGTACAAAACAGCATGGATGCTGATGTTGCAGTCATTTGGTCGGTCCTATGGAATGGACGGATGTTACCCAATAAACAGGTATGGGATCATTACAGGGCACAGAATAAGCCAGTGATTGTCCTTGAAGTCGGTGGGCTTAAACGCAATGAGACATGGAAGATTGGTCTCAATGGAATGAACCGTGATGGTGACTTCGGCAATCAAAACAGTGATAGTGATCGATGGGATACCTTGGGATTGAAGATTTCTCCATGGAAGACCGGTGGCGACGATGGTGCCGTGATCATATGTGGGCAGCATGGGGCGAGTGAGCAATGGAAGCATAACAAGCCGGTTCAGGAATGGATGATTGATGTTGCCAGAGATATCAGAAAATGCAGTTCAAGACGCATTGTGTTCAGACCACACCCACGTTTCCCGGTGAAACCCGATTACATCGCAGAGTTCATGAATACCATGATAGTCAATCCTATGAAGATATCTGATACGTACGATAACTACGATTTTACCAATGCTTTGCGCGGTGCTTGGGCAGTAGTCAGCTATAGCTCCAACCCTGCTACAGAGGCCGTGTTGGCCGGTGTGCCGGTGTTTGTGAGTGAACATAGTATGTGTTGGGATGTTGGGAACAACGTGAATGATCTATCAACGATTGAGAATCCTGAACGCCCTGATCGCACTCAATGGTGCAACGACATAGCGTACAGTGAATGGACGATTCAAGAGATCAAGGATGGTATTCCGTGGGATCGATTGAAGTCGTTTATTCAAACATCGACTTCATGATTACTTTGGTGTCTTCGTCTTCCCGAGATCGTACGCCTAGTGAGATACTTTGACCATTACAATCCGGAACGGCAGTATTCTTACCGAAGACCATTACAGATTTGAAGTTCACGAAACCAGCACCTAATACATCGCTGTTTTTCAACATCAAATCTTGGGCCATGCTGGAGTGCTGGATTGTGAATGGGAACATCACAAACTGCACACTGTGCCCCGATATAAACGTAATGTATTTCATTTCCTGTTTCATCTTATTTTCCTTTCACTTCGATCCCATTTGGGTATCGTTTCGAGTCATAGTACACCGCGACTCCTGTGCCGCCGGAATTCATTTTATGAAGGATGTAGTCCGCAACGGCTTCGGATGACGATTCCAGTGCGCTGCCAAAAACCACATTCACTTCGATGAACAACCACCGAAAAATCACGCCATTACCTACTGGTACAAATTCCGGTAGGAAGGCGAACGGTACTGAAATTCCCATTCCGAAAAACATTTTTGATCCTTTCTTGTTTTGTTGTGGTGAAGTCTGAAACGCCAGACCCACAGTGTGATGTAGAACAAATCTTCCCGACGTATCATGTGAAATACGCCGGGTTTTGTGTAGTTCAACGTTTTCATTACATTGAGTGATAGCGTTCGGTGCTTGGGTCACAAGCGCCACCAACATCGCTGCGCATGATTTCGACATCCTTGCCGGTCATCAGGCTTTTGACTGTGACTGTTTCACACAGTTTTGTGCCGGAATATTAAGTCTTTCAGGTCAGTGACCGTAGTTGCTCCGAGGCCGATGTTGCCGTTCATTGATGCGTAATAGCTCTTGCGGCGGCGATGCTTCTTTACCTTGGCGACTTCACGCAGACCGCAGCGGCGACCGTTTGTCGTATACGAGCTAGAAGCGTCGTATGCGATGCCGTGGATTTTGTCTTCGTCCCACTTGATCATGATGTTAGCCATTTGTGTTCTCCTGTTTGGGGTTTCTTTCTACTCTTTGATAGTACCACAATTCCCTGTGGCGTCAACCATTTTACCGAGAAAAGATACTTGCTAATTTTGCATCGATGGCGATCCGTGCCAGAACCTCTTTCTTGGGGAGAAACTGAACGTCACGATACTGGTAACCGTCGCCGTACGGCAGGTGGATCAGGCAAGAGCCGCGACCATCAGCCATCATGTATTCGGCGTAACCATCAGCAACACCAGCGCGGAAGATTTTGCCGGTGTGCTTGCCGGTGTAACCAGCGGATATCAGGAATGCCTTGAGATCGACTTGATGCTGTGCTTCACGGGCACGTTCTTTGTCACCGTCGTAATTGCGGTAATCGACTGTTGGTGCTTGGCACTCGTCGGGACATGTGTAAACTTTCATGGTGATCTCCTGTTTGGGGTTTCTTTCTACTATTAGAGAGTACCACGAATCGGTGGTACGTCAACCGTTTTGAGAGGTTTATTTTATTCGGCTGCTTCACAAATGCCCTGATCGATCAAGGATGCTGCCTGACGACCAAACCAGCCTTGTAGCTGCCAGCAGAGACCGGTGTCAATAAGATGCTGCCAAGCTTCGATTTGGGTTTCTTCGTCGGCTTCTTCGACGCCTTCGGCAATCATAGTCGCTGTGAAATTATCCATTTTTTTGACTCCAAATGTTGGTTGGTAATGAGAGATATGCACCCCACAAAGAGAAGGCGATCATGGCGCTTGCGCAGGGAACTACCAATACAGCTATGCGACTTTCCATACCCACCATCAATAGTACGACACTCAAGAGTGCAGCGAGTACAAATATGAGGCTGTTAACAATGTCAATCATGTCCAATCTCCTGCATCATTGTCCGAGCCTTGCTGTTCAGCAAAGTCGGCGTTTGCTTCCATGCCTTCGTTATAGCCGCGCTCGTATTCTGCGGCGAGTACCGGTACATCGAAATAAGGGTTCTCGTAGGGCTTGTCCTCATTGGCGTCCGTCTCGCCATCGAAGTATGCGGTCAGTTCGGCTTCGTTCTTTTGTGAGCGAAAGGTAGCTTTACCCATTCCCGGCTCACCCCAAATAAATTGCTTCATGTTACTTCCCCTCATTTTTCAGGACGGTTCTGACGACTGCGATGCTGGACTGAACCAGTTTAATGGCCTTCTGATATTCAGGGTCCATCCACTGGCGACTGTTAAGGCCAAACAGGTCGGTTTCACGAACCATGAGTGCGCCCAAAACGTCTTGTAACTGTTCGGTGTTCAATTCGATGTTCATCTGGTCTCTCCTGTTGTTTGTTTCTTTCTACTCTTTGATCTTACCACAAATCGGGTATTCGTCAAGTGTTTTACAAAAAGAAATTAGTTGTTGACACTCTGAGATAAATACCATATACTACAGGAAGATTTAATGCTTCGGAAGCTCAACGGTCGAGCAAGGCCCTCTAAAAGCCTAGGTTGCCGGTTCAAATCCGGTGCGAAGCGCCAATAGCGGCGAAAGCCACGAAAGAAAACAAATGACGTAGATTACTACATACACATTTCAAGAGATTTCCAGAGGCAATGATGCGTCTGGATTGTTAACGGATAGACTCCACTCGGAGTCTGTCCGTTTTTTTATGTCCAAAACAAAGGAGACGGACAATGACTAAACTAAACTTTACCACTAAAGAAGAATACCTCGCATGGACCGCAGAATGGAAAGAGAAGTACGCTTCACTCTCCACGGAGATCAGGCGGATCAAGGGTACCAGAAAGATGTTCAATTACACTTATCGTGAAAAGGGTGATAATTCATCTCAGAAACGTACCAAGTTCGGGAGCAATCCCCACTATGATCCTAGGTTCGATGGATATAGCTTGGGGCTTGCACGAGACGTTGCTAGTTCAATGATGGAACAACGGGCGGCTGCTAAGAAAGAAGCAGAACGCCAGTACAAGAAATCTAAACTGGAAATGGAATATGCGCAATAAGCTAGTAGCTGATTAATCTCGCTTTCGTGGGCCGTGTAATCTGCCCATAGTCAAATACTGGTCGAATTCGTTTATGATGGTTGAAGTCTTTTCGTATTCGATCAGTAGTTTGCTTTCGTGATCGGGAGTGGGTCGTTTGTCATATGCCCAATACGCATTAAAACATGCGATCACTTGTTTGGCGACGGTACCTTTTAGCATACTAAGAGTTACCATCGGCTTGGTCGTTAAATTCTTGAGGTTATGATGTTTGCAATCTTCATCCCACTTGATCAATAAGTCTTGGGTTTTTTGTTTGATGTCACTCAATGTCTATGTACACATCTTGCATACCTGCCGTTTGCAGTTTTGCAACATTGCCTACTTGATAGTGTTTGCGCTCTAACCCTGTCAGACGTGCCTGATATAATCCACTAACTCTGGCTACTTCGATACATAGAAGTTCATGAGCAACCACATCAGCATCACCATCGATGTATTTCAGGATTGCTGGGTTGGCTAATTCTTTGTTGTAGTGTTCACTGAATTTGACGTAACACTCACTGCGGAGTTGCTTTACCTTCAGTTCGAGGAATTGTAGGACAGCTTCTATGTCTTTAAGCTGCCCCATTCTGTATTCCGATGTTCCGGGTATCATGGCACATTGCTGTGTCAGAATACCTCTCGCTACCGTTTCGTCAGTTGATTCCTCGATTTCTTTTTCATAGAAAGCCAAGAAATCTGGAAGTAAATCCAGATTCTGAGTAACTTGACGGTACCATGATGATGACATTATTCGTATTCACCATCTTCTTCGAAGAATTCTTCTTCTTCGCCGACATGTTCCGACACTGCGTTTTCCATGTATGTATCGACTTCACGAAGATCAGTTAGTTCCTCGTCGTCAATGCCCATGTCAACTAGATGCGCAACGATATGATCTGCTGCCGTTTGACGGTCTTTGGTGGACACGTACTCTTTGACTGTGCTCCACATTTCTGGTAAATAATCACTCATTATTGCCTTCCTCATTGAATTCTGCAATCTCACCTTCTAGTTCTCGTAATTCATCATCAGACAATTCGACGTGTTCATCTCTTTCGCCTGTTGTGGCAGATGCCGGAATGATACTGTCACGAGCCATGATGTCTTTCATCACTAGGTCGAGCACACCATCGGCATTCGCCTTGTACTTCTTTTTGGTATACTTTAACTCTGTACCGTCGAGCAAGGTGTAGATATAACTGTTGCCGGTTCTTGGTGCCAAGTCGCGATCTTCAAGCATTTCGAACAATCCACTGTATGGGTCCATGCCCGTACCATATGGAATGCTGATTTTCACTTCTTCGAACGGCTTCGAATACCGTGTCTTCATGATCTTACAAACCGCCTTGATACCTTGTACGGTTTTGGTCTTTTCACCTTCTTCGTCTTCTTTGAGTTTGTTTTTACCCATAGCCACAACCATACTAGATGCATAGATGAAACCTTGTCCGCCAGAAATCTTGTCATCTGGATCGAACATGTTTTGAGACTCATACGAGTGGTTTGTTACGACCAATCCTACGTTCAGGTTACCGATCTTGTTCACGGAACCAATTACCATAGACTTCAGAGCTTTAGCTTTGTGGCCAAAGTCACCCTTCAGTTCGCCTTTTGCGAATTGGTCAATTTGTGCTTGTGATTGGAGGTTGCCGAGACTATCGATTACAAAGAGAATCTTTGGTCGGTCAGCTTCGGGGGTATCTTTGTATTCGTTGAAGAAATTCGCAAGAAGTTTTGTTACCTTGTTGATTTCATCGTCTGAGAATTTAACAAGTCTGCTTGGGTCTGTATCAACACCAACGTCTTGTAGCCATTTTTCGTCCAGTGCATTTTCCGAGTCAACGAGGATGACAAAGTACCCTTTGTCCTGTGCTGCTTTGACTAGATTACCAGAACAAATGTATGATTTGCCTGATCCGGATGCTCCAGCAAAGCATGTCACTTTGCCCATTGGAACGCCTTTATCGAAGTCGGCACTCAATAGATAATTTAATGTATAGTTGCCGGTTGAAATCCAATCTGTTGGATCATTGAAGCCGCTGTTGAGTTCTTTAATGCCCTTGGACATTCCTTTGATTAGTTTTGATGGGTTGTATGGTTTCGCCATATTATACTCCTTGATAGTTGAAAAGTGGTGGGCTGGCTACATATATTTCAGTTTCCCCACCAGTATCCGTTTGGACCAGATCGCTCTAAAGTCGTTCGTCTATTCGTCGGGACGACTTCTGATTTTGTCAAGTAGTGATTGTGCGCGGTTGGAGTTAGTTCCCGCCGGTGCACTTTCTTCCTCAACAACTTCAACTTCTGCAACTTCTTCCTTAACCTCTGGCTCTGGAGTCGGTGCTGGAGTTTTCTTTACCACTTCTGGCGCAGATTCATCAGTATTAGTAGCGTAGTTTGGATTATCAACTCCGTATGGACGATAATATGTAGCCCACTTCTCGGGATCATATTCTTCACCATCGATTGATGCATCGAACATTTGATAGATGACCTTTTGAACCTCTGGTGTTGGCATCTTAGGGAAGAAATCTTCCAGATTGCTCAATCCATGAGTTTCAATCGCATCAAGTTCTTCATCCGTCAAATCAGATTCGCGGATTGCCAAACGTGAACCGGTATAATCTGCATACTGGCTTCCCGGCTTTTGAGTTTTCTTGACGATGAAATCACGGCCACCTTTTTCGTCAGATGGTAGTTGATCGGAATCATCTGGATAGTACTCTTCGTCGCAGAGACCCTGCTCAAACATTTGGTACACTTGTGGACCCATGATGAACCTACGGATTGGATTCTCAGGAACCGGAAGGTTCATGGGATCATCCCGAACAAATCCTTGGAAGATGTAAGTACGCTTCTTCCAATAGACGTTTGCGGTTTCCGTCATAGTCTCGTCGTCATACCATGTCTTCACTTCATCAATGATTGGACATTTCTCGCCATACATATGCATGCATGGGACCGATACGATGATTTCTTTACCAGCGGTTTCAGGTTTACCCTTGATACCTTTGAATGGTAGCTTGATCATCAAGCGTTCAGCCCACGGGTTTTCCGCGTCTTTGTTACCATCTGGTAGTAGTCGTAATGTGGTTTGGTCGCCGTTTTCAATATCCCAGAATGGGTATACTGCGTTTGCGGTCTTTTTGAAGCCACCGCCATTGCGCTGTGCCTTCTTTTCGTTTAGTCGTGCTCGTATCTCTTTGCCTGATAGTTTTGCCATTTTAGTTTTCCCTTGTTAATGTGCCTATTATTTTGCCTATTAGTTTTGCCTAAAACGTCACCCGATTCCTCAAGTGCCGCTGTATGTATTTATACTTTCTCATCAAAAACTTTTATTTTTCTGAGGCCGCTACAAACAAAAACGCATACCTAATTTATTAAGTATGCGCCTTTTGCTAGAACGAAGTCAAGTTTTTAATTCATCTATTTTTACGGGCTTCCCGTGCGGCCAAAGACCTTGGGTTTAGGGCGTTTCTGATGTCCATATCGCCCGGCCAAAATCCGGTTGCGCCTGTTTGCGCCCATCTTTCTTGGGTGCGGATTTGTGCTACTTGGCGCTTAAGGTACGCAAGGTCAGCATCGCCATTGTCATCGATATAATTTGGATTAAGCTCAATGGTATTTGATGGCCGTTGACGTGGGACAGAATCGGCATCAGGCTGCGCGATGTCGTTGAGGTCATACGGAACATAAGGATCAAATGCTTTATGATCAGGGTTATCTTTCTTAGAGTCCAGATAGTTTTCGTAAGTGGTCCATTGGGGCATCTTGTGTACTTTCTGTTGATTCGCCTAGATCGAATGCGATGTCATCGAACACTTCTTTTTCTGGTTCGAAATCATCTACTGCGTCCATTCCGGTGTCGTCATCATATTCATGATCGATTTGGGAGAATTCATCTTCGTCGCCAAAGGTATCATCACCGAATTCTGGCTCAAGTGAACTATCATCAGTTTGCTTGTTGAAAGCTTCATCGCGCTCTGTTTCGGCATCGTCTGCTGTTGCAGGGATTCCGTGAGCGACCATATCTTCGTGAGATACAAAACGATGTAAATGCTTCCAGATAACATTACGGGCATCTGCATCAGCGCCTTTGTCATCGAATAATTCACCTAGATCATCAAACAACTCATCGTCGCCGATGATACCGTTCAACTCACCTGTTGCATTTGTTGCGTCCAGACCAACTGGTAGTTCTTCACTCATCAGGTCTGCCAGTAGATGCATTTGCATTGGCTTACGTGGTAATTCCCATGTGCCTTCTGCTAGATGATCCAATGAATGATCGAATTGTGTTACTTCATGTTCGCGAACTTCTTTATGTTCTCCAACATGTTGAACTTGGTTCTTCATGAATTTTGCAGACAGTGCGGATGCGATACGATAATCTTCTGGATTGTCTACATCCAAATCGGAGATAGCCAATGAGATACCATCGTCAGTTGCGCGTTTAGCGATTGAGTCAATAATTCTTGCTACCACTCCGCGAACTACATCTGGGCCTTGTTTGGATTTTGCGAATTCTACTTGTGACCGGATGTCTGCGTCTTCTTCAGGATTAGGGCGAAGCTGAAGCTCTTGTCCGCTGTTACCAGCGAGTTGCTTTAGTTCTGCACGGCCTGATTGACGTGACTGGTTGTTTTTCGCGATGTCTTTGGGTTGGTTCTTAACGAAACGCAAACCTTCGGCTTCATCTTCTTCTGGGTCAGCGCCTGCTTCTTTGACCATTTTGGCCAAGCTGCCTGCGATTGTTTCCAGCATACCTTCTAGATTCTCATCAAAAGTGTGACGTGTGAATTTCTCACGAAGATTGTTAACATCGTCTTCGCCCAATTCTTGATGCTCGGTTGGCTGATATGTTTCTGCAAACGTAGAATATCCACGTTGCCCTTTGAGTGATTCCAAAGTACGCTTTACACCAGCGTAACGGTCGGTGATATTCCCCATGATGTTTTCTGCATCTTCGTCCATGTGTTGTGTGCCACGGCAAGATTTCATGAAATTACGAAGTTCGCTCATCTCCTTGACCATCTCACAAATGTGGGAACCGAGATCATCGGAAATCATACCACCATTTGATACGTGACGAACCATTGCTCGTGCGCCGGTCATGTTCTCGAAAGGAAGCTTGAAGCGTTCGCCGGAAGAATTTTCGATAAACAACGAAGAAATGTTACGGGAACGTGCACCGCGACTTTCAGCGTTAATTCTACCTTTATGTCTGGCCACTATTCGTGCGTCACCTAATTTCTGGTAGCTACTCTTGGAGCTTCCGGTAGCTTTGCCCAATTGGGCTTCGTTAATCTCTGCAGACATGGTGTCCTCCGATGAATTGTTATGTACTAAATGTTGGAAATCCTTAACTGTCATGTTAGGTCTAGTGATGTTATGTGGGTCAAAAGTCATTGTGTTGCGCTTGGCAAACTGGCGCAATTCTCGCAGGAAATCGTACCATTTACGTTTATCCGCGCCGTGGACTTCATCTGTGATGGTGTCGTTGTAAAACACCTTCAGGGAATCCTTCTCAGCAATACTGATGCTCACGTTAGCTTGTAGATTGCTATCCGGTACATCGTATTGAAACGTAAAGAACACGGCTTCTGCTGGTTCTTCCATCATCATGCCATTTTCGTCAGCTATGGTGAGCTTTTCAAACCTATTACGAAGCTTTTCATACAGGCGTTCTGAGATATGTTCTATTTCGTTCATAATGTATTTATGTGATTACACCATTACACGAGAATGAATGGCATTGGTGCTTCGTAATCATCTGTCCTATCGGTGTACGCTCTGTTCACATCAGGTTTGTACTCTTTCAATACATTAGCCATGCGCACAATCAGCAACGTGGACATCACCAAATCGTCGGTTTCACCGATTTTTGCTTCAAAGCTGTTGCCCAATGCGACGAACGTCTTGAATTCACTCACTAAATTCTTGGATTTGATCGTCAATCGATCTGTTTCGATCAGTTGCTTCATTTTAGCGCACGTAGCCAACTTATTCTTGTTGGTGGTGGTGAACCCTTTACGATGCGCCTTGACTTGGCCTTTTTTCTTCGGTTCACTAAGAAATATACCGTGGATGTTTTCTTCGCCGATCTCACTGATTGCAACCAATGCGGCTTCGCCCACTGAGTTGTTCTCCACGCTGTAGTATATGTCCTCATTCTCGACACCGATGTCCTCCACAAGATATTTTGTGATTTCAGCAAGAATTTTAACTTGTTTCTGGATTGGTGTCTTATTATGTTGCCATTCGCCGACTTGTTCCATGCTGGGCATCTCAAATATCTGGATTGCTGCTGGATCACCACCTGTGCCCAAGCTTGGGTCTAATGCGATAGTGTGGGTCATTGTTTTGTCGGGGGTTTTGTACCATCTGACTTGGCCATGCTTAAACAGCGGGTCCAGCCCATAGAGATTTGTCAATTTCAGACTATCGATCAGGGTTTCATCATTGATGATGAACTCACAACCGAATTCTCGACGGAAACGTTCTTCGCCAATACGGCCCTGTTCTTCTTTAGCCCATTTCTCATCGCGATCCGGATGCTCATTCCATGCTGCGGTACACGGTTTGAAATCATTCTTTCCCAATAACGTATCGTTACCGAAATTATCCTCTTTCATGTTGGGATCGCCATACTCATTGATAGTCTTGTTCGCATCACGCCAGATCATAGCAAATTGATCTTCGTCACTGTTCGGTGTTGATGTAATAATACAAGAACCACCGGTTGACAGCGTAGGTGAAATACTGGTCCAGAATTCTGATGCCACGGACGGTCTTACGTACGCAAACTCATCCAGATAGATCAGGGTTACCGCTTTACCACGTGCTGTGGTTTCGGTGGTAGCTTCTGACATGATACGGGAGCCGTTGTCAAATTCAATAGAACCTTTTGCATACGATGATGCACCAGCACGAATATGATCGGGACACAATTCATATGCATATCGAATACGCTGCATGATTTCCAACGCGCCACTGAATTTGTGTGCAGCTACAATAATGAGACTGTCCGGTTTGAACATCGCATACCATAGCAGATATCCTGCCGCTGTTGTTGTCTTACCGCACTGGCGGGGTAGCATACTGATACTGAAACGATTGGCATGATATGTATCGATTAGTCGTTTCTGGAAATCAAACGGTTTGTATTGGATTTTACCTTTGGTCGGATGCTGAATAGGAAAATAGTTATCCATGAAGTAATGGGGTCCATTGATAGGATCAGCGCATCTGGCAAACTCCATCATCTCTTGTCTTGCGTAATGTTGTTTTTGGTTCGCTTTCTTGATTAAAACGCCGTCTAATGAAACACTCATGTTATACCTTAAAAATCTCTGTAACTGATCTGGTGGTTCCATCGATACCAGAATGGCTCATCAGGATTTCCGCTATCACAGCATCTATATTGTCATGCCAGTGGTTCAAGAATTTATGAGTTCTTGGAAACTTCGGATGATGATCATAATATTGCCACGTGAACTCGTTTAAAAGCGACGTGTAATCTGGTATGTAATAATAGACTTGCAATAATGTGAGTCTTTTTGTAGTTTTACCAATGATCATACTGATATTTAGGAAAATCTCTTGACTTCATGGCTAAATATGTTATAGTTATAGTAGTATATTATGTAAGGATAGTATTATGAGTGATACTCTCGTGCTTAATGCGAGTATGGCACCATTGACCTTGGTTCCGCTTTCT